AGGCAGAGGCATGACACCTGAAAAGCTAAAGCTTGCCCGTCACCGCATGGGCTACAGCGTAACAGAAATGGCTGACGCACTTCGCCTATCGCCAGACAACGGTGCAACAAGCGTCCGCAAGATGGAATCTGGAAAGGTTCGTATCACTGGGCCTATCATGGTTGCAGTCGATGCAATGCTAAAGGGATATGACCCATTCGATTATGAGGGGGACGAAGATGGAGAATATTAATTCACATCAAGTAGGCGGAGACCATTACGCATCTAAGAGCGTTCAGCCCTGGCAAGCAATGGAATCATGGATGACCAAAGAGGCGTTCGCTGGATATCTGCTAGGCAACTGCCTTAAATATCTCGCTCGGTATAAAGATAAGAACGGCACACAGGATTTAGAAAAGTGCCAGCATTATCTGGCCAAGCTTATTGAGATAGAAGGCAAAGCAAAATCTATGGCCGAAAGCATTTTACAATTCCAAGCTGGCCGCGAGGCTGCCATGTGCGGATTAACACGGGACGTTAGACGCAGCAAAGATTGGCTGGAAGGATATGACCAGGTAAAGGAGGAAGACAATGATTAAGAAACTAACAATGCTTGCATTTATGGCGATGGCTGTATCGACGCCAGCAAAAACCGCAGACATCGACGAAACAGACGTTAAGGTTTGTGAGATGCTTGGCTCCGCGGCAAACGTCGTCATGACAGCACGCCAGAATAGCACATCTCCAATCTATATTCGAGATAGATTAAAGGCCATCCTAGTTAAGCATGAGATGCTTTATGTGATGCCCATGATCGACATATATATTACTGAAGCATATGAGCAGACAGCATACAGCACGGAAAACATGAAGGACTGGGCAATCGCTAGCTTTAAGTCTGACAAGGAAGCTGAGTGCCTACGCTATTTCTATGAAAAGGACGATGCGTAAGCAATGACTGATCCTGTCATCATTGGCAACGCAACGCTGTATCTAGGAGACTGCCGCGACATTCTGCCGACGCTTGGTAAGATTGACGCTGTTGTGACTGACCCGCCTTATGAATTTGAAACTGGAGGCGCTGGTATATTCCGCACAAACCGTAAAAACATGGATGAAATTGCGGCGGCTGGATTAGCTGATGGGTTTGATCATAGTATATTGGATGGTGAACAGTTTGGTGCCGCCGTTGTATTTGCTCACAATGACCAATGGGCTGTGCTGTTGCCGCATCTAGCAGAACAATTTGGACGGTATGCTATATGCCAATGGCATAAGCTCAACCCAATGCCAGTTGCCAATCGACACTACCAACCTGATACTGAAATTTATGTTCATGCTTGGAATGCAGGATTCCATCCAGCAGGAGAACTTCGACAAAAGAAACGCTATATTTTGGCAAACGGCGGACAAGATACATCAATACCTCATCCAACTGTGAAGCCTTTATCTGTCATGCAAAAAATTATCACAAACGTAACCGGAGAAACAATCTGCGATCCGTTTATGGGTTCAGGTTCAACAGGTGTTGCTACGGTAATGGATGGACGCAAATTCATTGGTATTGAGCAGAACGAAGCATTCTTTTCGTTAGCCTGCAAGCGCATTGAAGATGCACAAAAGCAGGGAGACCTTTTCATTTCATGATTGCTGGTGTATTGAACAAATACCAGACCTTTTATGGAAGCTGAGACAAATGGCGTTAACACCAAAACAAGAGCGATTCGCTCACGAAGTAGCATCAGGTAAAACACAGGCAGACGCTTACAGAGCCGCCTTTGACGTTAAGCCTACAACCAAGCCTGAAACGTGCCAAGCTAACGCGTCTAAGCTAATGAGCAATACTGACGTTTCAACAAGGGTGGCTGAATTACGAGCAGCCGTTGCTGAACGTGTCATGTGGACGATGGCAGACAGCCTTGATGTTCTCTCAACAATAGCCAAGGGCTTGGACTCTGATGCAAAGCCAAGTGACAAAGTGAATGCTGTAAAAGCTATCAACGCAATGATTGGCCTTGACGCTCCATCCAAGCTAAATCTCACAGGCAATCTGGTTACACACATCCAGCGTGAAGTGATTGATGACAACGCTGAAGATTAAAACACCGCGCTGGTTCAAGCCATTCCTAAAGCCTAGTCGCTACAAGGGCGCTCATGGCGGACGGGGATGTGTGCATCCAGATACGCCAATAGATATTCCTGGTGGGCAAGTTGCCATCAAGGACTTCAATGGTGGTCTTGTCTGGTCATGGCGCAATGGCAAAAGAGTTCTGGCTCTCGCAACCGCTGCATCACCATTCACGCTAGAGCAGCTTTATGAAGTTGGGTTCAGTGATGGTCGGTCAATCATCGTAACCGACCAACATAAGTTCCTTACTCAGAGAGGTTGGATAGAATTGCAGCATCTCGACGCGCTTGATGCCGTCGTTTCGCTGCCTCAGAAATCCGACGCTTTCCATCCTCACTCCACTTTGGGCAGCGACCAGCAAGAGTTTTGCGTAGATGCTCTGCGTTCGACGCAAATACACGCAAATTGTCTGGATGATTGTTACGAATATTCCCGTCAATATGATCGACAACTTCAGTCGCAAGCAGATAGCGCCCAAGCTTTTGCTCCATTGCAAGGCGATGCACTGCAACATATTGACCATGCTTTGAAGCAAGAGGATGTCCAGGAGTTCTCTTATACTCGTAACCCTTGGCAATCTTCACGCCACCATTCCAGCCAACGCGCTCATCTTGCAATGGTGGGGAAATATTGTGAAGGCGTGGAAAGTTATAGCGACGAAATATCTTCTGCACTGCCTTCGGAGTCTTTCCTATGCGCTCCGCAATCTCACTGGAAAGAAAACCTTGAGACGCAAGATTACGCACAGTCTCAACCTCAGATGGATTACGAGAACCAGTTAGAACTAACTCAAAGCCTTCAAAGGCTTTTTGGCAAGCAGCTTGGTAACGTTCCCTGTGTGTCATGTAAAACTCCTGTCATTGGAGAGTTTGCTTTAAACAGTATTGCTTTCGTCCGCAAGCACAGCCGACAAATATATTGGGACTTGCACGTTTGGGGAACAAACAATTACCTTTCGAATGGTATTGTGAACCACAACTCAGGCAAGAGTCATGCTTTTGCGGAAATGGTTATCGAAGCGCACGTAATGGATCAGCGGCGTAGAACCGTTTGCGTCCGTGAAATACAGAAGTCCCTAGCCCAGTCAGTCAAGCGTTTGCTGGAGCTAAAGATTGAGCAGCTTGGCGTTCAGGATTACTTCGAGGTTCAGGAAAGCCAAATCAAGTCACGGTATGGCGACGGCCTAATTATCTTTGCTGGAATGCAGAACCACACAAGCGATTCGATTAAGTCGCTCGAAGGGTATGACTGCGCCTGGGTGGAAGAAGCACAGAGCCTGAGCCAACGTTCGCTCGACCTATTGCGTCCGACAATCCGTAAGCCAGACAGCGAACTGTGGTTCACATGGAACCCACTGAACAGCACTGACCCAATTGATATGCTGCTGCGTGGTGAGACGCCGCCACCCGATGCTGTGGTCGCACAGGTAAACTACAGAGACAACCCGTGGTTCCCAGACGTTCTCAAAGCGGAAATGGAATACGATCGGGAGCGTGACCCTGACAAATACAAGCACGTTTGGCTGGGAAGCTACGCATCGAACAGCGAGGCTCGTGTATTCCGTAACTGGAAGATAGAGGACTTTGAAACGCCAGATGATGCAACGCATCGCTTCGGCGCTGACTGGGGCTTTGCATCTGACCCGACTGTTCTAATCCGCTGCCATGTTGTTGGCCGCACAATCTATGTCGATCACGAAGCCTATCGCGTTGGCTGCGAGATTATGGACACGCCAGACCTGTTCTTCACTGTGCCGGAGTCTGAGAAGTGGCCAATAGTCGCTGATAGCGCGAGACCTGAAACCATCAGCCATATGAGAAAACATGGCTTCCCAAAGATCATGGCAGCAGTCAAAGGGCCTAAGTCTGTAGAGGAAGGCGTCGAATGGTTGAAGTCATACGACATCGTTGTTCACCCTCGCTGCCAGCATACGATTGACGAATTAACGTGCTACAGTTATAAAACCGACCCCTTGACAGGACAAATCTTGCCAATCCTTGCGGATCGTGATAATCACCTTATAGACGCGCTACGTTATGCGTGCGAGGCCATACGTCGAGCAGTCCCTCCAAAGACTTTCGATGTGCAACCTT